CCGCGCTTTTTGTACTCGCGCACCAACCAAGCGTTTGCATAAGCAGATGGGTAGACATCAAACTTGCGCTTGGCTGCTGCTTTCACGGTTGCATATAGTTTGGGGTTAGTCGGCTTCGGCCCCGATGATTTTTTGCGGGGTGCCATTAGTAGGACATACCCCTTCTAACACGACGCATTGCTGGCTTTTTCTTTTTAGCTGCCGCCCGTGTCGGTCTGCGCTTTGGCATCACTTTTGGCTTTTTCATCATTCCTGGCATTGCTCTCACCTTCCAGTTTTACGCATCGCCGCCCGATGCGCTTCTTTGAATGTTTTTCCGCCACGCATAGACCGTCGCATTTCGGCCATATGTTTTGCTGTGTGGTGGACGCTATGGCGCTTCAGCGCGGCCTGCTGCCGTGCTGTGAGTGTTTTCATCTTCATGGTTATCTCCGTGACTTTTTACCGGCGCATTTCCAGCGCTTGCGTGACAGGCGCAATGGGCTGTTTGGATTCTTTGCTGCTTTCGGATGCTTCTTCATCTGACCGGCTGATCGGGCGCAGTAGCTGTCGCCCTTCGATGTGCCAGGGCGCACCCGTGGGCCACCACCCTTTGCCTTGCCAGCTTGGCCGTAGCTGACGCGCTTACCTGTGGCAGTGACCTTGACCTTGGCCTTGCCCTTGGACGGCGCAGCCCTAGCCATCAGCTACTGCCTTGATGCGGTCACTGATACGGTTGGCACGGTGGGGCGTCTGTTCTTGCGCCCAGCGACTGTCCAAGATTTCATCTGCCAAGGACGACCAATCACCATCATTTGCATAGGCCACAGATTTCCGAAACTTGGTCAATGTGGGCCTGCCAAGTTGGAATGCCATGTTTGCCAGGCAAAGCTGTATTTCCTCTGGCATGCCGTCAAAGTCATCAAAGATGATCCGGCAGTCTTCCAGCGTTGTCCTTATGTCGCTGTCAAACGCCTCATTGACCCGATCCTCGCTCACCTCTGCGCCGATTGACTGGCCATACTCTGGATCATCAGCCGTAATCAAATGACCAATGCCCATGGTCGGGTGATTTTCTGAACACAAATACACCTCATATTTTTTGCCTTCGTCACTGGCAATTTGCTCACGCAAAACATCAATATTCATTTTGCAATGCCCTTGGTCTTTTCAAATGTGCGTAGTCCACCAAGGCCCAGCATGCCCATCAGCACGGTCAGCAATGATGACATATCAAAGGTGGGCAACTCTGGGATTGTGACGCCGATGTAGGCGCAAACAAACATGGTCAGGGGTGCCAGCACGAAATGCCAAGCTAGGGCAATGCCGCATGTCCAGCCCACAAAAGGACGCCACCCAGCGACAAAGATGCTGCGGTGCTGTGCTTCAGCCTTGTTGATTTCAAGCTGGCCTTTCGCCAACTCTTGGGCGTGGTTCTGTGCCATCGTGGCGACCTCATGCGCCAGCCGCGCCTTCTGGTCTTTATCCTCAATGAACTTGTCCAGCAGGCCAGTCACCGGCCCAATAAGTGCCTGTATCATTTCTTGTCTCCCATTTGCGTGAAGCCCATGTAGGCTCCCACCACACCAGACAAGCTGATGTAGAGCAGTGGGCTGACCTCACTTAATAGTTTGATGCGCGTGTCTGGTATGAACGGCATGAACAGCAGGATCGTGTAAACGCCCATGCCCATCAGTGCGAACCTAGCTAGGCGTAGCTGTGCCAAGTGCTTGCGGCTTTTATCTTCCGTCTCACGGATTTCACGGGCGCGTTCAATCTCTGCGTCAGTAACCACGCCATCATTATCAAGATCGTAGCGTTCAAACTCGCTCGACCTCTCCAGCTTTTTCTGGGCCACTAACGTGCGCCACTACCCATCAGCATGTCTGCCATGATTTGGTTGGGGTCTTGCGCTGCCAAGGCCGGTACTGCCGCCCTTGTGCCACGACCCAACGTGCTAACGCCCAGTCGAGCGACTGGCACGCCTGGCCTAGTGTATGCGCCTGGGACTAGGGTCGTTGCTGCAAGGGTAGTTGGTTCCAGCGTTTGCAGCCCCATGCCACCCGCGCCACCAGTCACAATTTGACGTGCAACCTGACGCTGTGACGTGCCACTATCTGGCACGACGCCGCCGATGATGTCTTGAGCATTTTGCGCCAAGCGCTGCATCCTAGCTTCGCCTGCTGAAAACTTTGACTGTCTTTTTGTGTTGTCACCTTTCGCTGCTGACTGCAACAAATCACCTGGTGTGAAGCCCTCAACGGTTTTACGGCGCAACTCTGCATTTCTAACTATTTCAAACTGACCATAAGCCGTGTCGATTTGATTTAGACGTGGCGCAAGTTTTGGGTTTTCACGACTAATAGCCACATTCAGCACACTCCTCAAATCTTCAAGAGCGTCTGCTTTTCGCAACGCTTCTTCCGACCCATCGCGCTTCAAACGGCTGATAAATCGGCGCAAACTTGATTGGGCTAATTTTAAACTTTTGCCTGTTAGTTCGCCGTCAGGATTTATGCGATTGATGATGTCTTTAAAAGCACGGTTGTCTACATACGCTTTGACATCTGGATCAACGCCCTTGGTAATTGTGATCAGTTCATCCAGCAGCCCAGACGTATCTTTGACAGACATTTTGCCAAGTGTGCGGTTGTAATTAGCAGTCAAAGCGCGTTGCCCAAAACCTATCAGCGATTTGCCCTCTAATCCTTTTGGTATTTTAATTCCCAGCGGCGCTAGAGCCTCTGCCACTGCGGCCCGATTGAAACCGACTTGTGCGCGGTCCAAAGCGCCACGAACTGCGTCCCCGACAATAAACACATTGTCGGCAACGCCTTCTTCTAGCCGTTTGAGGCCACGCCCGATTACCCCACTTTCACCAACTGCTTGGCCGGGTGTGAGGGGCACGCCAGACGCTAACAAATCTTTTGCTTTTGACGTGATGCGAGGGGCGACTTTATCCACGACTGGCCCAGCAACGCCGCTGATGACAGCGCTCATAGCCGCGTCGTCAAGGCGCTCAATCGGGTTGCCCTCTGCTGCGCCAAAACCATAAATGCCCCCTTGCGCCGCAGATGTTGCGCCTACTTGGGCGGCGCGTTGTCCACCAGTGCCAAGCCCCGCAGATCGCGCAAGCTGCGAAACTCTGCCAGCCGTCGCGGTTTGACCCAATCCGGGGATGAAATTGGCTGCAATAGTTGGCAATATAGCTGCTGCTATTTCGGTGCCATACGCAGCGCCAGGGTTTAGCTGTCTGAACTCGTCAATCTTGCCACGCACTTCTTTGACTGTTTCTGCATAAGTCTTCCCACTGTCAAATGCAGAACGGACTGCCGCCTCAATTTCATCGGCAAAACCAAACGTAAGTCCTTGTGCGCCAGCGCGGCTAAAATCAGCCACAACATCGCCCGTGGTGCGTTCGCCCATTGGTGCAGTTTTTGATTCTCTTGGTAATGGCATTTATCCCTCGTAAATTTCAAAGGTTCCAAGCAGGCCGTTAAAGTACAAATCGCCGTTTTTCAACTCCCCGTCGTCAACCGCTTTGTCAAACTCTGCATCCGTCATGTACGCTTTCAATGCAGGCGCTACATTTTCATCTGCATACTCTGCGAACCCGATAAGGCTGTTGTTATCTTTCGCGTAAGTTTCCATTGCCTTGAGAATGTCAGCACGCCGTTCAACCAGAGCCTGCATCGACTTGACCAATGCTTTATTAGCTTCAGGCGTGTTGGCCATATTAGCCGTGGCGCTGGTGAACAAACGTGCCTCAAAGTCTGACGTTGCACCTGAGCCGACCACCCTCATACGCGGGATGATGTAATTAAATGCTGCCGTTAAAACCTGTTGGTTGTTCAAATCGCGGATTTGCTCATCGTTTAAGAAACCAAGCTGTCTACCCAAATTGCGGATCGGCATTGTCAGGTTTGTGATCGGCCCTGTCTCAGTCCCAGATTCTAGCAGGCGGTCTGCGATGTTTAGTCTAGTAATAAGGTCAGCTTCACCCGCCACTTGCTCACGCAAGTTCTTAATGGTTGCCACAGCGGATTTAGCTTCTTCTGTAGCAAATGTCTGTGCTTGCTCATTTGCGATATTGATAGAAGGGGTCACTGAAACGCTTGTTCCAGCGCCTTGGCGCTCAACATACCCCTGACCTAAAAGGGTTTGGATACGCGCATCGCCTAGTGCCAAAGTTTCAATTTTTGTCGGGTCTTGCGGATCGACCAGCGTGACAAAATCTTGTTTTGCTGCCGCACGCGGCTGAACCAACTGGCCAATGCTGGTTGATGTTTGCTGGGTTAGCGGGTTGGTCTGCGTGGTCTGTACGCCGGTGAATTCACCCAAGTTGACTAATTCAGATGATGTGGTTGGTGCAAACTGTGCTGCAAGCAATGCAGATTGGGCGGCTGCTGGGTTGGCAGCTACAGCGGCGCGAACATTCGGTGCAACATTCGGCCCTAACATACCCATGATCTGGTCTGTCATTGCTGCCTCACGCTCAACTTGTGTATCACCAGCCCTACGCTGTAGATACGCGCCAATCAGTGCGCTAGACAGCCTGCCAAGCCCTTGCAGGGGCGTCCTGACCGGCGCAGTGCTTGCACCTTGCCCCATCAACGCTTGGCCAAGGATGCGGCGCGGATCGGACTGGAAAGCCTGATTAAGCTGCTGGTACTGCATTGATGGGCGTGCGTTGCCCAGCCCAAGCATTTGTCTAGGATTAAGTGCCATCAATCACCCCTATGAAAGCAAGTAAGCTGAACCAAGATTGCCAGCCAAACCAAACAAGCCGCCAAGATTTGCAGAACGGTTCTGCATTGCCTGATTGAAGGCGTTCTGCTGCGCTGCTGCTTGCGCTGCAAACGCGCCCTGCGTGTCGATCCCGCTGGGTGCAAAGAAACTGCCCTGCTGTATTTGTGGGCCACCCAGCAACGCTGCCAGTTCGTTAAAGTTCTGACCGCGCAACGCTGTACGCTCTGCGATCTGGCGCTGGCGTGCTTGATTGGCGACCTGGTTGCTGAGTAACTGGTCAGCCACTTGCTGCTGCCTGGCTGCATTAGCAAGCTGCGTGTTAGCAGCCGCTTGGCTAAATCCTTGGCCTTGTGCTGCCAGTCCGAATTCACCGCTGGCTGCACGTTCACCAAACTGCTGCGCCCGGATGTTGCGTGCTTGATTGACCAGCCGGTCAGATTCCTGCCCAGCCGTCAGTGTGGCCTGCTGCGCCAGCCGTCCAAGCTGTTCCCCTTGCTGTGTCTCCAGCCGGTTCACAGCGTCATTGTAGCCCTGTGAGGTGATT